GGGAATACTGAAGCGGATCCACCTGGAGGACCTTTTCCTACATAGACAGCTTCAGCGGTGCCGTCACCTACCGCAAATTTCCGGTCACCTATTGGGGAGATGGCTCCAGTTTTCTGGTTGTGAACAATAGAATCAGAGACGAGGTAGTTAGCACCAAAAGGCCCGACTTCTGTATTTTCTGATGATAGTATGGCAATGTCTGTGACCTGCCCAAGGCGTGACACAAATAGTAAAGAGTTCCCATTCCCGTCATCAGCGGCTGAGACCATATTATATTCTGTCTCAGAATACATATCGACCTCGCCGACTTCTTCCCACACGGGAGCAGAGCGCACGCCACCCGGCCCATGTGGCAAGCAACCTTCGATTGAACGAAGAGACCCGCGATCGGCGTCATCGCGATGCGACTCGATCCCGGTGAAGGATGGTATCCGGAAAAACCTCACTCTTTAGTTGTACGCTTTTGTTTGTACGGAAACAATCGGTTGAGCTTTTCCTGTCTGCGTTTACACGCCGAACATTGCTTTATTTTAAGGGCTTGGGTTACCTTTTTTACGGTATCGCCGAGACCTCTAGATTTTTCTTTATCATTCATATTTTGGTTATCTCGATGTCATATTTCACATTTCCTAAACTAGTGGTGTTGTGTCGTGCGTCCACGGTACTGGACCAAAAAGTAATTTGAGTAAAACACGGGCCTTCTAATATTATGCTCTGAGTAGGTACCAAAACCGTAGAGCCGGGATCGTTACTGTCTTGGTCGCCAAACTGAGAGGTAATTTCGAAAGATCCGGCAGGGTAAACAAATGTGTCAACTCCATTGGCGTGAGAGAGGGTGGTGCCTGCAAGATCGAGAAAAACCCCGTCCACCCCAACCGACAGTTCTTCAAATGCGACATTGTATGTTTCAACAACTCCGGAAATGTCTAATTCGTATTCAGCGGGTGTGCATCCAGGGTTAGCTATGAATATATCAGCTCGTTGAAGAGCGTTAGTCCCAGTCCCCACATCCAGCAAAGTTATACTAGCAGAAGCACCTATTTTGGATGATGTAAATGTTGTAGGGCCTAAAGCCCCTACGAAAGACCAATCCCCAAACCCGTTGGCATCAAAGCAGGACTCGTAGACAGGTAGTGATACTGTCCACCACTCACTAGGTCCCTGATTAGGATCCAACTGTTGTTTTACAGCGGTGTGAATTAACTTAGCCACGGCTAAGGGTTAGGGTTGTTGGTAAAATAAGGTACGTAAATAGTGGTAGCAGATCCGTTTTCGCATATTTCTATTTCTTTAAAGTTTTGAAAACCAGAACCGTTAAGGTTAGTTATAACTCCGCTAGCCGCGGTATTTTCTACATCGTCGATAAGAACACCCCCTGAAAACCTTAAAGTTCTGACCGTTTTACTTAAAACAACGGTGTCGGCTTCACCCGCACTTCCTGCAATCGTTTCCGAAGTTATGTCGGAAATATAATCGATATCCCCTGTCTCCGGACAGTCGATGCTTTGAGGGAGTAGTGGCACAAAAGCCGTTTGCTGGAAGTATGGGTCTCCTCCCTCACGATCTTCAAATTTCAGTTTGATGCCTGTAGCTTGAGATCCGTTTAAACAAAAAGTACCGCTTTCAAATTCCGGTTCTTTAAATGCGAAATTATCACCCCCGCCGCAAGTCTGCCATGCTATGAAATGTCTTTTATTCCTCGCTTGATATAGATCTTCTGACCTGGCGTCTTCAGTATGAGCGAGTACAGGGTCTTCATCTTCAGGGCTTAGTTGAATAGAGTCGTCGTTTTCAACGCACATACCGATAAAATAGCAGGAGCTCGCGCTGTCATCATAAATTTCAGCAGTTTCTGTATCTTTACCTGGGTTTTTGCACATTAAAACAAGTACATCTCCGTGTTGAATAATACGACGGGTAGTACCAAATTTATCACGGTATATGGCAGCTTCAGAAAACACTCTCTGTGCTTGCTGCACGGTTTTTATATCTGCACAGTCGGTCTCCGCCTCAATAGCAGGGTCGATCCAGTGAATTGCAAACTTGCCTTGCACACCCTCAGCTATTAATGGCTCTGCTCCTAAGTCAGTTAATTGATTTTCTAAATCGCCAAGGTTGTTTAGAATGTCTTCTATCTCAGCTTTTAAGCTTTGTATGCTCGACTCGTTGGAGTCTATCTTGTCTTCGAAATCCTCATTCATCCGATATAGGTGATTTCAATTTTCCAGATTTTTGTCCCCCTGTGGGAGAATAGCGGTGTTATTTTGGTACCAACCGAACCGAAATATTGAGATGAATCTCCTAAAGTCCTTCCGACTACACTCGACTTCGTCCAGCTTATACGGCCACCGATTCTAAGGATGGGTTGACCTTGAAATTTTGGGGCTCCCGAACCTGTTCCGGTACTCCATCCATTGGTGGGGGTTTTGTTGAAAACAATTTCGTTATCTCTTCGGGTTCCAACTTCGTGAGGGTCGAGATTAGGGTCGTAATTAGGGAACACCATATCACCATTTTGGATATTGGAAGAGTACCATTTATAGACCGCGTTCTTAAAGTCTTTTTTATACGAAATCGCCCTACCCTCGTTAGTAAGCATCGTAAAATCTACATGGACTTGAGAGGTAGAAAATGAGCTATCAACACCGCCAGTTATATTTCCGAGAGATGTAGGGATGTCATCACCCACATAAAAAAACACATTTGTTCGGGCTACGGTCTGATATTGGGTCTGCGAAGACCTCCCATACTGCTCAAGTTTCATCCCGTGCTCGTCAAAATCTACAACAGTTATAGGAATAGATTTTGAGCCTCCCCCTTTGGCGGTTCCTAATGTCCAATACGGAGTTGCGTGTGTAATCCACTCAACATCCCATATGTCCAACCCTGGCATATACTGAGAAACGGAAGCACGGCCGGGCAGCCAACTACCCATACCGGAAGTTCCAACATCGGTGACTAAATAGTCATATAAAGACTGAACCGCACCGTTTATTAATACTTGAGGGCTTTCAGTAAACCCCGAACTGTTTGCGTAATTGTATGTAACTCTTCCAGGTGCAGATACTTTTGCAGGCGGGTAATCCCATGGGGTGTACGAAGATATGTAGGAAGCACTGTTTGTATTGTTTGGATGCCTATCCCAATTTCCTCCATACCCGTGGACTACGTTATCGGAACGGAGGACTGCGTATTTTCGGTTAACCCGAATTAAGTCGTTAGACTCATTGGTGGACTCCGAAAAGAAATTAATCCGAAGCTGTATAAACTCTCTAGTTAAATAAGCTCGGTCCATATCCCCGGTCGCCGGGGCTATTTGTTGATTAACTAAATAGTGATCGGTGTATTCTGTATCGGTTGTACCGACAGGTAAAAATAAAGGATCGGTCGATGAGTTTAGCTCTGCCTGATTTACGCGATCGCCTTCGACCACATACTTCCGCACAACCTTTTGGAATCCGAGTTGGTTGTCCTGCGATATTTGCGGACGGTTTAACTCCCGAATTGTCAGGTCTTTGGCCATTGGCTTAGAACCCCGGTCTCTTGGTCAATCTAAGAGAGCCTTTGTGTTTTTGCGGGCTGATTAATGTTCTTAGTCTTTTTCTAGCCTCTTCCGCATTACGAACAAGAAGCTCACGGTTTGCACCGTTATATCGGGGATCCGCCAGAAGCTTTGCCTGCGCAATAGGGAACAAAATATCCCAGACTAAATCAGCAGGTAGTCTGGGCTCATCAGCATCAGCGACGAGATCGGAAGGAACAACGTTTGCATACAGTTCTACCTGATATGCTTTATCTGGCACAGGGTAGAGATAGAAGCGGGGTACTACTTTCGTATCAGTTCCCTGATCGCGATTGTCTAAATAATACCAGATCGGTCTCCCTTTTTCCGGTTCGTTGTCCTTGTAGTGTGGGAAATTTAACCCTCTTCCCGAAGGTGCACGGAAATCGTAAGCAAAAATAGATCTCGCTTTGATTTCCGCTTCCGGTCCCGTCATGGGTGACAGAGGCCCCTCGCCTACTAGCTCAGGTATTTTGTCAACGGATACAACATCGGATGTTAGGTCTGCTCCTGCTTGATCGGCTAAAAAGTCTAGCGTGAAACCTTTCTGTGCCCACATAGGTCTTTTACCATCAATAGGTGAGTAACACTCACGGTATGCCTGGTTCACAAATATGCCAACCCTATCCTGATCTACAGGAGGGAGGTCTGCGAGAGAGTCCGCCCCAAGCATGGAAGCGAGCTGATCCCGCAATGCTAAATATGTAATCGCAGCCATTAAGCGATTTTATGCGGATACGACTTCTTTTTCTACCGGTTGCTTTTTCTTGGACTTAGCGGTGGGCCTAGCTTTAGATCCTGCACTGACCTGTACCTCTTTCTCTAGCTCTGGCTCCGGCAGCCATACGGAGAAAAACATCGACTTATAAAGTTTTCCCTGCGTTCTAAAAATGTCATCCACTTCCTTTTGATTCTTAGGCTCATAAGCGTAGTGCCTAATTTCTTTGTCCCACAAGAACTGATATCTCACTTGAGACATACCTTTAACACGAATAGCGGGAGTAGTTCCCATCTGATCTCTTTTTCCGATTATTATTATTTTCATGATATATATATATAAAAAGCCTCCCCCCAGCAATGCCGGGGAGAGGCCAGTTTTAGGGATTTGTGGGCAGGGGAAATGCCATCAAGCTTACACTGCTTGGGTCAAGGAAAGACCAGGAACCTGACGAACAACTTCAACGAGTTGAACGGAAGGAACGCGGCCGCGGGTGTCCTTACGAGCTCCCATTCCGTAAACCGACTGAACGCCGACTGCGGATAGGTGTGCTTCGTTTCCGGAGTTAGCGAAATCGTCGTAATGGAAGATTTGCTCACCGTAGATTTTTCCTTTAGCGTAGTACATCGCGTCTTTACCCATCGCTAATGCGTACCCGACAGGAGTACCAAGAGCGTTGGCTTGTACGAACAATGCACCAGCACTGAAAGCGTTACCGGCTTTAACGGTGGTACCGTCAGCGAATATATCATTCGCGTTACCGGCAGCAGCGTTGTCAACACGGGTTAAAGCAACAGTTCCGAAATCAGCAGCAACATCACCAGAAGTATAGCTGTAGAGAGCTACGCTTCCGTCGGTGTCAATACCAAGGACATGGTAGGTAGCACCGACTTCTTCTTGAAGGTCTACACCTCCACCACCAGGGATGTCGATGAATGCTCCGCGGAAGTTAGCAACATAATCTCCGTCGGTTCCGCCAATTCCTGCTGTAGCGTCAGCAACTGCTGAGTAAGCATAAAAAGTAGGAAGAAGAGGAGAACCTTGGCGTCCACGAGCGGTGTCGATAAGAACGTTGTGGTTAGCGATGATGTTGTTGTCCCATTTAGCGTATGAACCGTTGTACAACTTATTGTTGTCACTTCTAGCGTCAGCTTGAGTGATTGCTTCTAAGTAGTCGGGGTCAGAACGGAGGGGGCGTAAGCAAGCGTCAGGAGCGAAGAACAAGTAACCAGGGATTTCTTGGTTGATGTCTCCACCAGTGCTCATAGGCTCACCACCGTTAGCGATAAGAGCTTGCTTTGCTTCCTGGATGATGTCGGTGGAAAGACCGTCAACATATTTAAGGTCGCCGTTTAAGCCGGTTCCGTATCCGCTGATCAAGTTTGATCCGGTGTTCAAGCAG